ATTAATAGCTGCTAATTCAAGCATTTGAACTAATAATAACTTTTTCATAATTTAAGTTTTGGTTAATTACAAAGATACACTATAAAACTTTTACAATTCGTTCGGTTTAATTCAAGAGTTATTTAGTAAGTTGCGGTCTTGAGCATATTACATCTTATCCTAGGTTGATGTAATACTCTAAGCTTTAAACTAAATAATTTTAATTACTCTAATTAAACATAAGTAAAAGAAACTAGTGTCCTCAAATGAGGTTTTTTATCCACTCTGTATTCAGTTGTAATGGTTATCATTAGCCCGATTTAAGCAGATAACATACTTACATAATAGCGTCCTATTGATTGCTCTACATGAATGTAGCCAAGGTTTTTTGGACATTACAACTGCTAGTCCTTGTGAAACTAGATTGATACATTAAATTTAGAGTCCATTCCCACAGTTAATTACTCTGTAGTTAAAGTCAGGACATTCGTGATTTCTAAATCACTTAGAATAAGTTTAAAGAGTTTTCAGCTCTGTCTTGAATGTTTTCATATCATGTTATTGATTAACAATCGTAGTAGTGATATTACTATCACTCTACTGTCATATCTAAGATTTTAAGCTTTCAATTTCATTACTAATAATCCATTTATGCTCTTCATATTCAGCATAATTAATTAGACCATCAAGAAAGTCTTTGTCTAATTGATTTTTCTTTTCAATTAGATTATTAATAGCTTGTTCATAGAATGCTGTTAACATTTTTTCTTTAATAGTTGTCATAGTTTTTTTGGTTTGTGTTTTACACCTAAAACTTTGATATATACATTCTCTCTTTCTTACGTTTGAGTATTGCATAGGTCTATAATAAACAAAAGTTACCTTTTTAGGGAATAGTTTATTATAATCAAAGAAACTGGTGTCCTCAACAACTTGGAATGTTATTAAGTTTTTTATGATAACACTAATTAGTATTATCAAAGATGGGTAAAAGCAGTTTTGTATCATGCTTAGGATATGTAGTTAGACTAGTCTATTACCAGCTAATTGCACAAATTCTTCTCTTGATAATCTAGTAGTACGCCTGTGCATATCACTAGTTCCGAAAGAATTTCTACAACTCATTTCATAATACCAGTTAGTTTCTGTATTATGATAGAAGAATGTGTAGATATCAGTTTTATTATCAAGAGTAGAGCCAATTAATTGTATCATTTGTATAAGGTTTTGATTGTTAATACATTGTGGAATATACATCATACATTGTGGAAGGCACTTCACAAAAGAGGTCAGCGAGGGTGTGACCCCCCGCTTTTGTCTCTCTGTTAGAAGCCCAGGTCTTCAGGACCAGTAGGCTGTAACGTTGCAGCACGTTGAGTAACGTTGGCAGCAGTAGCAAGTTTGAGTTGAAACTCTTTCTCTTCTATTTCTGCAAGTAAACGCTGTGCTTCTGCGTTAATGTCTTCAGTACCAAGTGGTAGTACTATGGATACTAACTTAGACACTTTATCAACGGCAGCATACAAGTCTTTGCAGTTTTGGTCAACGCACTTATTCCAAGTGGTTTCACGGATTATGAAACTGCCTTGTTTCTTAGCGTTAACGTCTAACGCTCGTACTGTACCCCAACGTTTTGCTTTTAGGTTATTGGCAGCGTAATACTTGGCATTGTCAGCGCTCAATACGTTCTCTTTCCACTCAGGTACTGTAGTCAAGTCGAGCAATTGTACAGGTTTGTTGTACATTACAAGTAACGTAGAATCTTCACGTGGTGCTGCTGTGGGTTTCGTGATCATAGTTTTGGTTTTTTGAATCACTGTGGCAATATCGCCAAAAAGGAGTGCATTTTGTCTCAATGTTTATTGCAGTTTAATAAACAAAAAGCAATCACGCAAAAAGAGGTGAATTTTGTCTCAATGTTTGGCGGGGTACAAGAATCACAAAGATGTAACGGGGGGTTGGTGGTAGAAGGTTTCAAACACTACTTTTTTTTCAAACACATTATTTTTTTTCAATAGTCATAGGTTTCAAACACACTATATTTTTATTTCAGATGGGTGGGGGGTATAAAAATTAAATAGTAACAAGGGGGGTGTATGTAACAAAAAAGGTATATATTTGTTACAAAAAAGTTATGAGATTTATTGTTATTGTTGATGGTATAGAAAATCCTGTAAAATTTTATGCAAATAATATCAATGATTTAATAGATTTTTTAATTGACTATGATATTGATTTTGATACAGTTAAGGTAGATACTAATATAAGTGACCCAAATAATTTTTCATTAAACTAACACAAATAGTTGCTTTATACTTTTTTTAGTTTATATTTGCAATATCTAACCTCTTTAAGGATACCAAGAATCCTTAGTTGTAGTGTCACAAAGCATTAACACGACTAAAGAGCAGATTGGAGTAGATAGTTTAAATAGAACAAAGGACTTCATTAGATTCAGAAATAGTTAATTAAAAAGTTTCAAAGGGTATCCCCCTGCCATCTTGGTGAGAATTTTCATGGTAAGGGAAAATGGGGGAATAGAGATTAAGTCTCTTTGGTAAAACGAAAGTCAGACCGCCAGCGAGAAACGAATTAACTGTTAAGAATTAAAACAATCTCAAAACGATAAAAAATCGTAATGGGCTTTGTATGCCTTTCAGGCACTCACATATAAATATGTGAGCTTAATTGTTATACAGAGTTTAGATTATTTATGGAAAGAGATTAAAACTGTTTATGGAATATAAAATAGTATTGCCATTGTTATACCTACTAAAAATCATAATGCTAATGAACATTCATAATATAAAGAGAGTTAATTTATATGAGATTCCTTATGGTGATGAAATTATACTAATGACTCATGAAGAATTTGAGAGATATGGAGTAGGGAGTAAAGAAGATTATATTGCTAATGCTAAAAGACCTAAGAGATATTATGAGGTTACTATAGATGGAATTGTTTATACAATACCTGAAGATAAGTTTGATGAATTTATAAAATCTAAAATATAATAATAATGGAAAAGAACTCACTCTGGAAAAACATAAGAAATAAAGCAGCAGAAAATAAAAGAACTGGAGCTACACCTAAGAAACCTACAGCTGAAATGTTAAAGCAAGAAAGAAAGATTAAAGCTAATAGTAAAATGATGGGTGGTATGATGACACCAACAATAAGTACTAAAGGTGGAGGATTAGGTGCATTAGCAGCAGCTGGAGGTTTAGCACTTGCAGCATCTAAGTTATTTGGTAAAAAAGATATAATGCCTGATGTTAATAAGATGAAGTATGGTGGTAAAATGAAAAACTGCTAGTATGAAAAATAAATTATTACCTGATATTAATATGTTACCTAAAATGGCTGATGGTGGTAAAACTCCTAGAGATGGTGCTACTAAAAGGTCTGATAATAAAGGTAAAAAGATGGCTGTATATATGGGAGGTAAATGGCATCACTTTGGTGATTCTTCTATGCAAGACTATAGACAACATAAATCAGAGAAAAGAAAAGATGCTTTTTATTCAAGACATGCTAAGAATCTAAAAGGTAATGACAGTAGGTCAAAAGCTTTTAGAGTATATGCTAGAAAAACATGGTAATATGAAAAATAAATTAATACCTAATACAAGTAAAATAATTAAACCAAAACCTAGTTTATATAATTCAGTAGTAAACAAATTAAATAAATTTGGTTTAAATCCTAAAAACTGGGGTGTAGAAGATTTATCTAATTTTAAAACAAGAGGAGAAGCTTTTAATATTGCAAGAAATAAAGGAGAAAAAGAATTTATGTATAAAGGTATAAGATATAATACTAATTATGCAGGAACACCTGAACAACAATTAAGAGAAACTGGTCTTACTAATGAACAAATACAAGATAGAAGTAATTTAAATAAAAATCTTGCTAATAATTTATTTCCTTATGGTTATGAAAATGCTATAAGTAGAGTATGGTCAGCTGGTATAATGAATAAAAAAGAAGAAGATAGAAAATCTTATGAAGAAGGTATATATGATATGCCAGAATTAAGACAACAAGAAAAACGAAGATATGATGCTTTAAATTTATATTCAGGAATTCCTCAAAAGAATAATACATTTGGTATATCAAAATATAAACCTACTGATTCTAAAGATAAAAATAAAACTTATTATAATTTTAATAATAGAAATCGAGAACAAATTGAAGAAAAATTAATAAATGACGCTTATTATATTGATAAAACAAAAAAAGAAGATATTAAAGTAGGAATAAAAAAATTTGATGGAGATGATATTATTGGTATGGGTACAATGGGTGTATATAAAGTATCAACAGGTAAAGACAAAAGAGGCAAATACATTTCATATTATGATAAATGGGATTTAAACCCTTTAGACTTGTCAATAGCTGGTAAAGAATTACCAACAAATTTTGGTAAACCTTTTGAAATATATGATAGAGTGTATGTAAAAAATTATAATAAAGATTTAAAAAGACTATTTTATACAGATGAAGAACTTTCTAAATTAAATCCTGATAAAAAGAATTTTGATACATTAGCTTTACAAAGAGAATTAAATAATAGAGGTTACAAATTACCAAAATCTACAAAAAAAGAATCAGAAAATGATTCAAGAACTCATTACATGCCTAATAGTTTTGATGGAATATTTGGAGATGAAACTAAACAAGCTTTATTAGATTGGCAAAATAAAAATAAAAAAATGTACGGAGGAAAATTAAATAGCAACAATACTACTAATACTAAAAGACTATTATTACCTTCACTAAATAAACTATAATTATGGAAATCATTAAATACGCATCAGGAGTGGTGATTGGAATGATACTTGTAGTAATATACTATTCTGTATTTGGAAACAAAGGTATAGGAATAGAATTTGTTACAGATAGTAAAGTTCAAAAAGAATATATTACAGTATTTAAAGATACTTGCGCTGTAGTACAAAATAAAGTATCTATTACAAATAGTTATAGACCTGGAAAAGTAATAGGTACTGAAGTAACTGTAGATAGCGTAATAGAAGATAATGATACTACTATTGTAGTAGATGATAGATTAAGAACTTATTTATTAAGTAGTAGAAATGGTTCTGTATCTATATATGATACACTCAATGTAAGAGGTTATTACATGGGAACTAAAAGAGGTGTTAAACTAGATACCTTAGAAATACAAAGTATGTTTACTAATACTGTTGTAGTAAATCCTGAAAGAACTGTAGAATATGTACCTGTAGAAACTAAATACAATACAGTAATGTTAACAGGTACTATATACACCAATAAAGATTATGGTTTAGGATTAATGTATAAAACAAAAGGTAATTATACATTGAATGCTCAATATAATATGATAAGTAAAACAATATCGTTAACAGTAGGAACACCAATAATAAAATGGAAGTAAATTTGCTAACTGGAAAAGTTGGAGAACAAGCATTAGTTACACAAGCAGTAAGTAAGATGAACTTTTGGGAAACTTATTTTAAATTGCTTAGTCTTAGAAAGAATTTTAAGTTTGGAGATAGAGCTTTAGAAACTATAGCTTATATAATGGCTAAAGACCCAACTAAGAATTTCTTTGCTAAACCTTACTCTGTAGATATAATGATGGACTTGAGAATGAAAGCACCAAGACTTACTCAAGTTAAGAAAGAGTTAATGTCATTAAACTTAGTAGATAGTTATGGGTTTTTATCTGATAAGTTAATAAAGTTTCATACCTTTGTAGCTAATCAGGAAAATGTACAATTTGTATTCTCATTTCATATAAATAATTATGCTTCCAAGTAGTAAGAGTGATATATATACAATGGTAGCAAATGAATGTGGAAAGAGTAAAGGACTAGTTAAGTTTATTATACAACACTTTGAGTTAAAGTTAAAACATATACTACGAAATCCTTTAGAGAATACAAAATATGTAATGTTAGAATGGTTTGGTACTTTTAATCTTAAAGATAAAAAAGTAATAAGTAAAAGAAAGAAACTAGAAGAAGTAAAACCTAACAGTCAGGAATTAGATTATTTTAACAATATTATAAAAAAGTATTATGACAAAAAAGAGGCATGACAAACCTACAATGAGTATTAATGTTGCTGAATTTGCAGCAGCTAATTTCCCAGACCCTAATAGGAAGGTATTATTTACTGGAGTAGGTGGTGAGTCTAAAGAAGTAGGGAAAGAAAACTTTGATATAGCTAAAGTTAATGACCATTGGGATAAGACTGAAGAATTAATCAAGAATTATAATGCTAATCTTACAACATTAGATGAAGATTATAAATCTGTAACTCCAGTACATTTTGCAATCGTTAGAGCTTATCATATTGAAGCTACAAGAACACAATCAGGATTAATTATTGCACCTAAAATACCTATGAAAGAAATGACACAGAATGGTATTGGGATTAGACAAACAATTGATTCACCGTGGGCATTCTCAAGAAAATGTATTGTAGTAAGTGTTCCTGAACATGTTACTCATGTAAAAGCTGGAGATATCGTAGAGATAAATAGAAGATGTGTATTAGCTGAAAAACCTTCAGTAGATGCACCAGCACATTTAGCTCATGGATTTACATTATCAGATTGGTATGATTTTGAAGCACCAACAGATATTAATAACAAACATTTTGGCTATTTAGCAGTAGACCCAATTAATGATATTACGTTAATTATTAAAAAATCATAATTATGGCTAAATTTGTAAAGAAAGCAGGTTGTCACACAGTCAATGTAGGACAATTTATGGAAGAACTTGGTGACAAGTACATTGACACTAATGGTAAAATAGTTCTTAACTATTCAACAGCAGTAAAACTTATTCAATTTGTTTATGACAAAACAAATGAAAGTTTTGTAGAATGTGAAGGTAAAGACTTACAAATTGGTTTACCTACTGGAATGTTTGGAATGATTCTTAAAATGGTATTAAAAACTATTGGTCTTGAGATTAAATTTACTGAGAAAGTATCTGATAAGACATCCTAAAGAATTATTCAAGGGTTTGGTTTTCATAGTGAAAGCCAAACTCTCTCTTTGGTTGATGACTGAAATTCATCCATTAGAAAAAGCAAGAAGATGTAAAGAATGCTTTAATAATGGTTACTGTATTGTATGTGGTTGTGATTTTGATGAAATGGTATTAACTAATAAAAAATGTCCTAATGGAAAATTTTAGTAAAATAGTAGCAACAATAGTTCAGAGTTTATTATATGCTAAATATAAACATTGGACTATTAGAAGATTAGGAACTCATGAAGCATTAGCTAAATATTATGAAGAAGTAGAACCTTTACTAGATACTCTTGTAGAAATATATATGGTAGATACAGGAGCTATAGCATCACCTAAATCAGTTGATATTCCTGAATCAGATGATGTAATGATTTATTTTAGAGGTTTGCATAATATGATTAAGTCTTCAATGATTAAAGAAAATGATGAAGCTATTAAGAATGTTATGGCTGAAATATCAGCAAGTATAAAACGTTGTTTGTTCAGATTAAAACTTGATGAAGTCTATGTTAGAGATTAATTTAGGAGAACATAAAGAAAACTCAACAGTATCTTATAGTTTTGAGTTTAAAGAACCAATAGAATATACAGAAGTTTCTTGTGGTTGTTTATCTACCAGTTTTAGTGGTAATACAGTAAACTTATCTATGAATGTAGGTAAAGTAAAGAATCCTAAAGAAGACTATTTTAATAGATTTGTTCTATTAAAAGTAAATAGTACAGAATATATGGTTAAAGCAAAAGTAATAAGATGATTAGAATAAATTACAGAACATTAGACCAAGCTGTTAATTTTTGGGAAGCTAATCCACAGTTTAAGATATATCCACCTTTTCATTTATTGTATGAGAAAGATAAATCTAAAGATAAGGATTTCTCATCAAGACAAATGTGGACTATATTCTTTATGTGTGACCCTGATGAAAATGATAATATATTCTATAGGATAGCTTATGGTGAAAGAAAGAAAACACTATCAGAAACTTTTGTTAAAGATTTGAATTGGGATGAACCTGATTTTGTTAAATGTTTAGAAGCATATCCATTAGAATGTATGACTGCTGTACAACGAGCTTATGCAGAAGAAAAGAATCAGTTACAAAAGAGAGCTAAGTTAATTGCTGATACAGAATTAACACTAGATACTACAGAGTTTCTTGGAGATAAAGTTATTGTAATAAAAGGTACTGCTACACAAATTAATATGTTACAGAAAGATTCTTTATCTATCTATCAGAAATATCAGAAGATTGAAGAAGAATTTATTAAAGATAAACAATCTGTTAGAGCTAAAGGTGGTTCTAAATTAACTAAATCAGAAAAAGGAGATTTATGGTAGATATACAAGTAAAATTAGTAAACAATAACAGACCTGGAAGAAAACTTAAAGAACTAAAAGGAATTATTGTACATTGGACAGCTAATGTTAGACCTACAGCTGGAGCTGAAGCACATCTTAAATATTTTGGTAACACTACAGTACAAGCTAGTTGTCATTATGTAGTAGATGATAAAAATATTATACAGATGATTCCTGATAATGAAGTAGCATGGCATGTAGGAGATAAACCTAGAAGAGCTAATCTTCCTGTTAGAAGAACTTTAGTTCCAGCTGGAGATAGTGCTAATAATTACTTTATTGGTATAGAAATGTGTGTTAATACAAATAGTAGATTTGAAGATACTTTAAAAAATGTTAAATATCTGATTAATGTATTATTAGCAAGACACAAATTAACTATTGATGATGTTTACAGACACTATGATATAACAGCTAAAGATTGTCCAATAATGTATCAACCTAATTATGTTGAAATGCAATATTTTGATTGGTCTTGGATAACATTTAAAGAATATGTCAGAAGTAGCTAATATTAGTACATGTATTGATGAATGGGATTTTAAATGGATTCAGATTGAAGATTTAGCAGGAATACTCAATGAGTTTAAACCTCAACTATATCATCCTGATGACCCTAGATATAATTCTTTTTGGCAACTAACTCGTTCTAAATGTATTGAAGGTATTTGGTATCCTCAATTTGGACAGTATAGATATGTTCCTGGTAGAATAGGATTCTATGGGAACTATTGTACTATTGTAGAAACTGATAAGAAAACAAAAGCTAGATTAAAATTAAAACCTAATATCAGAGATATAGAATGGCATTTAGCTTATTATTATTTAGAAGCACAAGGATTTTCAGGATTTGAAGATGATGATGAATATACTTGTAATTGGAAAGTATTAAATCCTGATGCTTTCTATATGACACTAGAAGAAAAAGTTACTATATTTAATAAGAAAGGATTCTTAAAAGAATTTATACATCCTAGAGATTATTTATTTCAACTCCATAATAAACCATTAGGAAGACCATTATATTATAATGATGCTAAAAACTTTGTTATACTAGGTTCTCGAGGTGGTGGTAAATCATATACTGCTGCACTAATGTGTATGCTATTTGAATTAATCTTTGATGGAGAGAAATATTATAAACCTGGAGATACTAGAAGAGAGTTAAAAGCTGAAATAGATTTAGGTTCAGGAAGAAAAGATAAATCTAGTGAGTTAGCTGAAAAGATAGAAGCATCACTTAATGAATTAGCACTCAATCAAGAGTTTGGAGTATGGGGAAAACCTGGAGATGATGATTATGAACCATGTCCATTTTGGAAAAGAATGACAGGACATATTAGTGCTAATAACAAAGATAATCCGTGGCGAAATACAACTCCAGTAAAGATTAAGAATGAATGGAAAGAGATAGGAACTGGTTCTACACTATATCATAATGTTTATTCTACTAACAAAAGAGATGGTGGACAATCAGGAGCTGGTGGTAGAAGAAATCTTATTGTCTATGAAGAAATAGGATTAATGGAGTTGTTTATAGAAGCATGGTTATCAAATGATGCTGTAGTTAAAACAGATGGTGAACAGTTTGGTGTACAATGGGGAATTGGTACATCAGGTAATATAGAAACTATTCATGATGCTATGAAAATATTTACGCATCCTGATGATTATAATTGTTTAAAGTTTAGATATGGAGAACAAGACCAATGTTTATTTCTTCCAGCATATATAACAGATAAAAGATTTAAAGATAATAATGGTAATACTGATATTCCTAAAGCATTATCATTCTATCAAGAAGAAGTAAAGAAAGCATCTAAATCTTCAGACCCTAAAGTATTAGTAAGACAAAAGATGAACTTTCCACTACGCATAACTGATATGTGGTTATCAGAAGGTGGTTCATTATTACCAGTAAAAGAAGCTGAAGAAAGAGAAAGAGAGTTAATTAGAGATAACTTATATGAAACACTAGGTACTGCTATTGATATGTATTGGGATAGTGCAGCACAATATGGTGTTAATTATCAGATTAAAACAAATCCTAAACCTATCTATAACTTTCCAATAAAAGCTGGAGATGATTTAACAGGTGAGTTTATGATGTATATAAGTCCTGATAAATTAAAACTAAATGGTATTATTCCTAATGATGCTGTTATTGTACTACATGACCCATATATATCAGATGAAATGGATAAAGGAGGTTCATTAGGTGCTGCATATTTTGTTGTTAATCCTAAATATGAAGTATATGGACTTCCAGGAAATGAAATAGCTGCTACTTATATTGGAAAGAACTTAGATGGTATAGATAGATATAATGAGATACTAGAGATGGGAATTGCACTCTATGGTAATCCTGTTAGAAACTTATGGTATGAAGCTAATAGAGGAGATAGACTTAGAGCTTATTTTTTAAAGAAAAGAAAAGCTGATTTACTATGTCTTAGACCACAGTTTGAACAAGGACAATTTATTTACTCAAGAACAGTAAGTCAAACTGGATATATAGTAGGAAATAGTTTAGCTAAAATATCATTAGTAGATGCTTTTAGAGATTGGCTTTTAGAAAAAAAAGAAATTCAGGGAATAGAAATTTCTAACATAGAAAGGATTCCTTGTATATTTACCATTAGACAAATTAAAAGTTACAGTATGAAAGGTAACTTTGATGGAGTTTCTGCGTTATTAGGAATAACACTTGCTATAGGAGAACAATCCTACAAGATGTTAAACAAAACAAAAACTGTAGCATTGCAATCAATACGTAATCATATAAATAATAGATGGAAGCGGTATTCAACTTAAGAGAAAAAAATAAATCAGATGATTGGTATAAAAGTATAATGAACACCATTGTACCTTTTAATAATACCAATATGGAATCTTATGAGAAGTATAGGCTTATCTATGCTATTCTTAATAATGATGGTAGTGTCTTATTCAAACAATTATATGATTTATGTAATCCTGAAGGGGATATGTTTAAACTACCCTTTGAGCAAGATAGAGAAATAGTTATATACAATAGACTGTATCCTAAATTTATGTATTTAGTTGGACAAATGCTTAAACGTGGGGATAATTTTGATGTACTATTATTATCTGATAGAGATAATGCAGCTAAAGATGAAGAATTAAGAAAAGTATTAGAAGCTGCTATCAATGAAGATTTAGCTATATTTCAAGCACAATTGGAAGCTGGAGGTGCTAATGCAGAACAGATTGAAGAATCTATGCGCACTATGCCTAAACCTGAAGAAATTGATGTAAAGAATTTTAAGAGTGAGATGGAGATATTCTATTCTGATGTAGTAGAATATTTTAAAGTTAAGTTTGATATTAAGTCATTAAAGTCATTATCATTTAAACATGTACTCGCAGTAGATAGATGTTTTATGGTAGTTATAGAAAAGAATGGACAACCACATCCAATGGTATTAAATACACTTCATTGTGGTTTTCATAAGAATAGTAATGAAGAAAGAATAGAGAAAGGAGATTATTGGTGGTATAGAACTCCAATTACTGTTACAGAAGCTATAGATGAATTAGAAGGTAAAGTAGAAGATGAAGTATTAGAAAGATTAAGAGGTTATACATCATCTAATTACTTAACACCTAATGCAGCATGGGATGTAACAAGTGGACAAGCTAAATCACAATACAATTATCTTAGTGTAGAAGAAGGATTAGAATCAAGATATCAAGATAATAGATACATAGGACAATCAACAGGAACATCAGGAGATAGAAGATATAGAGCTAATCAGTTATTATGGAAAACTTATTTAGAGTTTAAAGCCTATAGAGAAGTTATATTTCTTACTATGTTTAATGAATATAATGAAGTAATTACTGAAGTAGTAGATAATAAATATCCTATTCCTGAAGATGCAGCTACTACATTTATTATTAATAGATATAATCAGAAAGCTAAAAGATATGAATGGATAGATGAATTTGGTAATGTAGTATATGCTGAAAAGATGTATATACCTAGAAGATATGAAATAACAAGATATGGTTATGATATCTTTACTGATATGAGAGAAGTTCCTAATCAACCATTATCTATTGATAATCCTTATGATTTTGAGTTATCTTGTAAAGGTAGAATATTTTCAGGATTAAATGCTGAATCTATATCATTAGTAGAAAGAGCATTACCATCACTATTGCAATATACATTTGTTAAAGATTTACAGAATAGAGAGTTAGCTAAATACGAAGGTTATATAAAAAATATTGATGCTAGTCAGATTCCTGATTATCTAGCTATGGATGAAAATGGTAATCCATTATATGAAGGTGCTGATAAACTAAAAGTATGGAGATATCTAAGACGTACATTAGGAGATAGTTACTATGACCCAACAGCTACTACATCAGGATTACCAAACAATCAAAGAACTACAGCAGTATCTGCTGAACAAGCTGGTTCTATTGGTGAGATAGTTAATATGCAACAGTTACTAGATTTGATAGATAGAGAAATGGGAATGCAAATGTTAGTACCACCACAAGCTGAAGGTATTTATTCTCCTAGTTCTAATGTATCAGATAATCAACAAGCTATAGCACAATCTTATACTATGGCTGAAGAATATTTTAGAATGCACCAGTTAGTTCTTAAAGAATTAGTAAATGAATATGTTACACAGTTTACTAATTACTATCGTAGATTCTTTGAAACTAATCCTGAAAAAACAGAAACATTCCTAAATTATGTTACTACAGATGGAATGAAAAAGACTATTAGAATAAAACCAGAATTACTAAATCATGAAGATTTAGGAATCTTTATTCATGATGGTGACTATAATGAAAGATATCGTCAAATGATGACACAAATGATACAACCACTAGCACAAAATGCTGGAGAAGGAGCTGAAAGAATATCAGAGTTAGTTATGGCTATGACTAGAGGAGATAGTCCTGAAAAAGTACATAAGATGATTGCTGCTGCTGCTAGAGAACAAGAACAAAGAATGCAGCAACAAGGACAACAACAACAACAAATGCAAGAGCAACAATTACAAGCTCAAGCACAAATGAAACAACAAGAGCATAATAATAAGATGGAGCAAATTACATTAACTAAACAACTAGATGCTGAAATAAAAGCTATGGATGTTTATAAGTTTGCTGATGATTTAAATGCTGATAAAGATGGAGTTCCAGACCATATTGAAGCTTATAAAGCTATGAGAGGATTAAATCAAAAAGATAGAGAATTAGATATAAAAGAAAAAGATATAGCTAGTAAAGAAAGAATTGCTAGAATTTCTAAAAAAGAGAATAATAAGGTTAATAAATAATATTGATTGAATAACTTAAAATATATTTGCTTATGGAAATAGGAGATGATTTTCTACCAGAGTTAGATTTTGACTTTGATGAACAAGATGACACTAAACCTGTTATTACTAATAATCAGGATGAGAGTGAGGAAGAAATTGAAGAAGAAGAAATAGAAGATGACAATCTTGAAGATGATTCTGAAGATGAACCATCGGATAACATTGATAGTGACGAAAATGCTGTTGCAGCTTATAATTATTACAAGGATAATAATTTTATTACCATTGACCATGAGTTTGATGGTACTTTTGATTCATTAAAAGAAGCTTTAGATAAACAAGCTCAAGTAGCACTTGTAAGTGCTATAGATAATTTTCCTTCTTTTTTAAAACCCATTATTGAATATGCTACACTCAAGGATGATATAACTCCTGATGAGGTAGCTAACTTTTTAATGCAATATCAACCTCCTGCTTTTACAGAAGATGATTTACGCAATGATACAGATTTAGCTGAAAACTATTTAACCAATTCATTGAAACAAGAAGGATTAGAACCAGATGAAATTGAAGACAGATTAGATTACTTGAAAGACAGAGGACAACTAGCTAAAGAAGCTATTAGACAATTTAAGAAAGACGAAAGCACGAGAGAACTTGAAATGAATGCTCAAATAGAGCAACTTAAACAACAAGAGCAAATTGAAGAACAACAACAACAAGCATTTGTACAAAACTTCGGTCAAGTATTAAATGATACTAATTGGAGAAATGACCATAAGCAAGTAATTGCTCATGAATTTACAAGTGGAAATTTTAAGACTAGAATGGAGCATATCTTTGAGAATCCTAAAGCATTAGTTAAGTTAGTAGATTTCTTAGCTAATTATGATGGTGAAGATATTAACTTGGATAAGTATAAAAAATCGGCATTCAGTCCTTCAGTAAAAGGAGTAAAAGATACTGTAGAAAAATATTGGTCTAACTCATCGTTAGCTAATAATAAATCATCGAAGGGTGGAAATCCTAAAGTAGATTTATCAGAATTAGAACTTATATAAAATAATAATAAAATGGAAAGAAAAACCGCTTTAAAAGTAACAGAATACAAAGGGTTTGGTGGTAATTTCTTTGATAGTGTATCTCATAGTGCATTATTTAGAGATGACCAACCTTATGACTTTGGTGTTATGACAGCTCGTTTGTTTTCTAGTTCAACCAATTTAGGTTTGACTAACAAACGTTGGAACTATTTAACTATGGCTCAAGGTAATTATCATGTAGTTCCTGGTGGTCGTAATGAGTATTCATGGTCTGTAATTGGTGATGCTGATATTGATTTTCGTATCACAGAATTGCTAGTATCTGAAACATCAAATCCTGGTAAAGCTAATACTACTTTTGCTATTGCTTTAGACCGTAATTGGTTGAAAGCTCCAGTAGTATTAAAGACTTCATCAGATAATGCTCCATTACTAGAAATTATCTCTGGTCCAGAACCACTTGGTACTCATTCATTTAGGTATGAAGTTAAGATTCAGGATGGTAATCCTAATAGCTGGATTCCTGTAGAATACTTAAAGCCAGGTCAAGTAGTTACTAGAGTAGGTACTCGTGTAACTAATGAAGAAAATACTAAATATGGTACTGACCAATACTCAAGTCAAATGAAACTTCGTGGTGTTGTAGGTCAATATGCCAATGAAGTATCATTTACTGATAGATTCATTCGTATGGAATTAGCTGCTGGTAAATCAGGTAAATCTAATTCAGGTACTTATGATGACCATGATGGTAAGAAATATAGAGATGCTTTCTCTCGTGGACATATTTATCAAGCGAGTTTAAAGAATCGTAATACTAATGAGATTATTCAGAAAGGTATGTTTATTACTAAAGCTGAAGAAAGATTATTAGAGCGTACTGAAATGGATAGAGAAATGATGTGTGAATTTGGTAGATTACAAATTGATACTGACCAAGACTCTAAGAGAATTAAGAAAACTGCACCAGGTTGGAGACAATTAGTTCGTGATGGACAATATATGCCACATGGAGGTAATTTTACACTAACAGGATTGTATGATTTCTTACATCAAGTACTATACCGTAGAAGAGGATTTATGAATCGTAAACCTATGTTAGTAGGTGGAACTGGAGCTATTAGTTATCTATCAACTTTGATTGCACAACAAGCATCAGTATTCCAAACACTAGAGCCAGGTTTTGCTTTAAGAGATAATGCTGAACCTACTGGAGTACATAAATATGAGAAAGAGTGGGGATTCCAGTTTACTCGTATTAAGTTACCAATGGGAATTGATGTAACTATTATGTATGACCCATCTAAAGATGATGATACATTATACAAAGAGAAAGCACCAGGTTCTTATTTACCACTAGAATCATTCCAAATTGATATTTTAGAGTTTGGACAAACTGAAAATGCTGCTGAAAACTCTAATGGCAATAACATTTGTATGGTAATGGAAGATAATATTGACTATTACTTCTCTGTAGCTAATGCTATTGACTTCAAGAATGGTGTTGTTAAAGATGGTGCTAATGTTTACAAGTTTGGTAAAACATTGAGTATCTATAGAGAAATGAGTGGTTCACTAAATATTTGGGATACTAGTGCGGTAGGTCGTATTGAGTGGATTCCTGGATATGTATCGTAAACAAATAAAACAATTATTATAGCCTATGATTAAAGGACAAAAAATCTATGTGGTTCATGTACCACGTACATCAGCGCAAGGAAGACATACTTACGAGTATAAGCGTGATGATGGAACTACTATTTCGATGGGAAGAACAAGGTCTAAAGGAATATCTATACCTTTTAGTTTTGTAAGAAATGGAAACCAATTATTAACAGGATTAGACGAGTTAGTTGATAATCCTTATTACGAATTGTCAAAAGACCAGTTAAATCTTGGTAGTAATTGGTTTTCCAATATCGATAATGTAACTAGTCAAAAACAGATTACGTTACAGATGTTGTATGAGATTATGGATGATATGGCTGCTGGAACTTATACTTCTACTAGCAATACTCCATTAATGAGTCAGATTATGAATGATGTTAAAACAGCTGATAGATTAACAAATCAATCAGAACTAGAACAATTCAAAATATGGCTACAAGAAGGTACTAATGTATTTTCGTCTGATACTTCAAGAGGAAGGTTAGCTATTCAATTATTGAAGAATCATCCAAAAATTGCAACAGATAAAACTTTAGTAAATGAAAATATACATGAGTTTTATATTGCAGAAGAAGAAGAAGCAATAAAAGAAGCTAACAAGAAGATTGATATTGTAATGGATGGATTGACTAAGTTAGGACTATTGTTTAGTAATTACGATATGTTTACTCGTTATCAGTTATCTGTTATTCTGGATTTAGTTACTGGTGAAGCATCAGATTCTTTAGTAGAAATGTCATTAAAGAATCATATATGGGAACAACGTAAAGTAGCTAAAGGAACTCAAGAAGAAAGAATCATACAGTATATGGAACAGTATGATTTACTATTGAGAGATAAGGATAAAATATATATTCGTTAT